AGATTCTGTTGTGTAGATCTCCGCGTGTTGGTTTTCGTACCGATTGTACTCCATACCAAACAGCGCGTTGAGGCCCGGTTCTAGCTCTTTCGCTAGTTGTGCGCGAGAAATAGCCATTCTTTAGACCTCCTTAAACGCCAGTAGTCGATGGAGTACCAGCAACAATCGCACCATTGGCGGAGTTGAAGCTGTTATTCAATCGAACAATTAATGGGATACCAGCCGCAGTAAAGTCTGCATTTTCTGGGTCATCTTGAATGCCCATAATACGCAGTTGCAATGCCGCAGTGGTGGCGATTGTGCTAACACCCAACTTAGCAGACGAAATACCTGTGGTCGAAGAACCAGAAGCACCAGTCGCAAAGTTTGCGTTTGCAAACACATGGCCCCGCGCAGTTGCTTCGCTAGTCAGTGAAGCGTCTGAGCAGATGACAAATGTCTGCATTGGGTTGTCATACACGAAGGCTTTGACGGGATGATTAGAATCCGCGCCAGAACCGGGCCAGCTATTTGAGAAAATAGTTTCACCAGTGGTAGACGATACATATTCGCATCCCCAGAACACACCTAAAAGACCTACCGACCCACCAGCAGCCGCGCCAACAATATCAATAAAGCCTGTTGACAGCGGAATTACGGGTGAACCTTGGTAAATCGCGTTAGTGTTTCCAGAGGCGATACGATACTCGGTCGCACCAGTGGTGTTTGCAGCCTGACCGACTACACCAATCGGACGAAGTCCGAAAGCACCGTTACTGTTTGCCATTTTAGCAATCCTCTTTCAATTAATCGGAGTCTCTACGAGATCCCCCGAATGATACACGACTTTGCCGACTATTACTTATCGGCATCGAAGGATGTTGTTCCTTCATAAGGTCCTGATCTACAGCAGTCATCTGTTCGCGGGTTCTGCCCCCGTAATATGCAGTTCTTTCTGCTACTGTTTCAACAGGTATTCGGCACAGCATCAATCCGCCTTGACCAATCACACCCTCATACCGACCATCGTCGATAACAGGTGCTTCATAGTTTGGATATTCGTCTTTCCGGACAGGTTCCCATCCTTCGCGTAGCTTGGCGTTGACATTCATTTTGTCTTCCTCACCACGCATTGCAACTCGTATCCAACGATGCACAAAGCCCTCTGGGGCATCAGGTGCTGCAAGGTGACTGGGCGGAGCCCATGGTTTTCTGCGCGTTTCTGATTCGCGTGTTTCGCTTGCGCGAGGTTTTCTATCAGCCATAATCTTAATCCTTCACAAATTTTGCATATTCTTCAAGCGGTACATTTAGACGTTTCGCCATCGCTATTTGTGACGGTGATAGTTTAACCGACCTGCGCCCCGTTTTTGCCGTGCTGCGAGATGCTGAAGCGCCAGCCGAGGCGACCTGTGCTCCACTCGATTTCTTCGCCTGAAACTTGTTCGGAAACTCCGAACGCATTCGACGATCAACTTCAGTATAGTATTCTTCGCTGGCTGGGTCAAACCCCTCTTCCTCAACGAGCTTCCTATGTATCCCAAACGCCGCATAAGTCATGACTTCGTCAGACCCAAACCAATCGTTTTTCTCCGCCCACGACTGCGCCTTTGGATCAGGCTTTGGAGCAGGAGGAGCAACGGGCTGCTGTACCGGAGCCTGCTGCTGTGCAACAGGCGCTTGATCGGAAACTTGCTCAGACCGCTGCTTGGCAATTCGCAAACGTTCTTGCTCAATAGACATCTTTGATAACGCTTCCTGCGCCTCAAACATCTTGTCCGTATCACCAGCGTCATACGCTTCTTTGTACAACCGTTTCGCGGTTTCTACCTGAGCATCTATTCGGGTGCCGTACTCAGATAAATATCCTTTATCCAAGTTTTGAACCCGGCTTTTTAGATTCTCATTCTCCTGCAACAACTGCTGCGCTAGACGAACGGCCTCTTCACGGTCCCGTTCTTCCTTGCGGTATCTCTCGGTTAACTTTTTTATCCGAGCTTGAACCTTGTTACTGTAGCTATCTAGCTCATCATCGCCAGATTCCGCAGCAGATTCTTGCTCTTGCTCTTGCGATTCCGGTTCTTCAACAACCTCTTGACCCGCAGGTTCTTCAGCCGCCTCAACCTCTACTTCTACACCCTCATCTTCGAGGACTTCTTGTTCTTCAGCCATTGGTATCTCCTAAACCTGCTTAATGTCATCGGGCTCTAAGATCGTAGCAATAACCTCATCGTCATTGATTATACGAACTTCGCCCCCATCGATCTTAAATCTCGATCCCGAGTATCGACCGATACAAACCCATTGTCCCTCCGCACACCAAGGCGCAGCGTCTGGGCCAAACTTATCAGGGTCTTTGTAAGCAATAGGACCAACCTTTAAAACATACGCAACAACCGTTGCTACAGCTTCACGATCCCGAACCTCGTCAGGGATGTGTAAACCGCCCTGTGTTTTGCTAGCACCTTGATAAGGCATAACTAAAACACGCCAGCCCGTAGGCTGCGGTAGTCTTTCAAGAAGGGGTTTTTCTAAAAGAGAAGGATCTAAAACCTTCTCGGTGGTATCAACATACGCGCTACCAACGTCAGAAGAAGCAGCGGTGTTCCCTGCTTTCTCTTTGTTAATTTTCTGCGCGACATGATCAGGAAGATATAAGGTCTTCGACATCGTCAGCGTGGTTCTCCAGCAGGGCTTTGATTTCCTCACGAGCGTAGGCAATGCCCCGTACTTCACCTACCATGAGCTTATACTGCTCCCAGTCTTTAGCAGCATCATGTGCAAGAGCAGACGCAATGTCCTGCTCTCGTTCCTTCAGGATCTTATACATATATGTAGCGAAAGCAACAGCGTCCATTAAAGAATGTCCCTCTCCGAACCCTCGGCTATAGATTTAATTGGACCACCCTTTACCCAGTCATTGCAAACGTGGTCGGACGAACACATGAATTTGTACATCTGGCAGTATCCTAGATCACCAGAATCATCGCCAATACATTCCAACATGTCTTCCGTTTGATTGTACGCTCCGCAGTTTCCACAAACCTCGGTCAGCTTAAAGCCCCCGTCCACAGAGGGATCTCGGTAGTTTGCTTCTTCTACCGCAACCTCTTTGGCTTCCATGTTTGCTTCAGCATCTTTGGTGGCTATAGGACAGCTTGGACTTCCGTCGTCGCCGTCCTGCATTTTATCTACCGGAATACCATCCGGTATAATGCTAATCATAATACTAGGCATTAAAATGTCTTCCCACGTTTAGAGTTGTCTCGAACATCACCCGCTCGACCACCGAGAAAAAACTTCTTGGGTTTCTTATCTAACATCTCTTCGAACATCTCAGGGTTCTTACGAAGAAGTTTTTCCACCTCTTGCGCTACCGCAGTCTGTCCTCCCGCGCCGGGGCTCTTCGAACCGCCCATCGCCTCGTCTCCTGTAGCTCCTTTTAAAAATCGGTCTAGTTGTTCGCGTGTAAAACTCGGCATGATAATCTGTTATCCTTTTTGAAAGTGGGGCATATCGACAAAGGGCGTCCGTTTTTGACTACGCCGAAGGTCTACATAATCGTTGTATGCGTCCAGCATTGTACCATCCCACTCTAGGATGTTGTCAATGTGCCAAGCACCTCCCCATTTAAGCTGCTTAATGCCCATATCCTTAGCCGTCTTTACAATAGCATCGCCAACATCATCATAAAACTTTAACTCCCAACAAACTTTCGGACCCAAAAACACCATGAAATCAAAAGCCATTCCATCCAAATGCTTGCTTTTCATAGTTGTCGAAGCCCCAGAATCCACAAGAGAACGCTGCTCCTCTATCGTTCTCAAGCCGCCAAGGTGGGGAATGCCAAAGTCATACGGCGTATTATGAATGGCCGTGCGAACCAAAGTGTATAACTCTTCATCAATACCTTCGATGCGATCCAGACTACGCTGGCTTAATTTAAAATCACTCATATCATTTCCTCTTAAAGAAGGCTTGCGCCCCTCTCACACCAAAACTCGCTGAAATTGCAATTCCAAGGCTGTAAAAATACCAGTCCGGAGCTTTTGAAAGCTGCGCAAAACCACGGTCAACCCAACCTTCTGCTCCCGGAATCCAACATAAAATCAATGGGATAGACAGGATTACTACGAACCATTCGTCTTTCCAGCTAGACTTGGCGCCTTCTGCCATAATGCGTTCCCAGTCGGCAACACTTGTCTTTTCAGACAGCAGTATCTGGGCTTTCGCCTTTGCCTCAGTTAGCTTTAGCTCCGCAGCGGCAGCGTTCTTATCAGCCTTACCTTGTAGCCACGATCCAGCAAGATTGGCTATCGGCCCCAGTGCAGCGGTAAAGATACTCATTTCTCAGAACCCAGCCAAACGGCGAAGGCTCCTGTAAGCGCCCCAGAACAAATCGAAATCATTGCAGATTGTTGCGTTGACAAGTCGTCAAGACTCATCCCCCACTCCAAAACGCGAATGTACATTACCGTCATAACGGCCATCATAAGCCGGGGCATAATTTTCCAAGCCAGTATTTTTTCCATGTCAAACCTCTATGTTTAACTTCGTTCCCTGCGGACGATCCGCATTAGTCTTGCGCCCAAACCTATCATAACTTTCCTGTAAGTCCAATCGTTGCTTTAC